GCTTAGAAGAACGTAGAGCACCATTTAACACATTGTAATATCATTAGTTTTTCCGCGCTCGCGCCGGATTTGTGTCATTACGTGTCGTTACATGCTTCTGCGTTTCGTTATGGTTCGTCCATGCATGACACATCTGTGACACAGAGAGTACACAGCCATGCCGCCAGGCATAGCTATGCCCTTTCCCCATCACATCACCGGGCAGTCGTCGAACTCCCCTGAACGCGCATCGTTGATGATGTAGGTGATCACCCCAAATATCGCATCCGGGCTCGTCCCGTCATCGTGAGTCGGTATCTCTTCTCGCCTTCCCGTCTGCAAATCCTCCAGGTGAGGCTTTGGTGATTTGCGATACCGCTTTATCCTCAACTCTCCATCCATTCTGCAAACAAGCAGTGAACCGTCACACGGAATCAGCGATGCGTCCACGACAAGCAGTGCGCCGCTAAGGATGCCTTCCCTATAGTGTGTCGCCCCAGCACGCATGAAGTACGTTGCCGCTGGCCTGGTTACGATGCGCTGGTCTAGTGATATGCGTTGCTCAACATAGTCTTGTGCTGGGCTCGGGAATCCCATAACTCACCTCCGATTAATACTGTATATATATACAGTATAACCTTACCCGCTTGTGATCAAGTAATGATCAGATTTATCTGTGATGGTAAACTTCATGCTACTGATTTTTGTAGATCCAGCTAATAGCATGGTTGTGACGCCCAGGGTTTAGAAAGTGCGCTGCAAAGGTTGATAAGTTTATAAGCAAGGTTTGTGTTCAGATAAAAAATGTGCTTGGTTGGCTACTTATATAAGGGATAAGGAATGTTGTTTAACTCTTTAGAATATACGGTATTATTCTTACCTCTAGTTGTATTGATATACTTTTACCTAAAAAAATTCAACATAGCTATTTCGAAAGTGTGGGTTTGTTGCGCAAGCCTATACTTCTACACATTCTTCACATTTAAGTTCTTGCCTTTTTTATTAACCTCTATGTTAATAAATTATTTCATATTAAACATGATAAGAGATAGAAAGGCAAAATTATATGTATCGCTATCCATTATATTCAACGTCGTATCTCTTGGATACTTTAAATACTGCGACTTCTTTGCAAGTAACATATCAAGTCTTTTTAACTTGAATATAGGGCACTTCAATGTTATTGCCCCACTAGCTATCAGTTTTTATACATTCCAGCAGATTTCATTGTCAGTTAGTTTGTATAAAAAGCAGGTATCTAACATTTCAATGCTTGATTATTGCTCCTACATTTTGTTCTTCCCTAAGCTTATATCAGGACCAATAACTAATTACGACGTCATTACAAGTCAACTTAACTCGAGAGAAAAGTATTTAGGTAAATATTTCGCACCTGCTATTTTTATATTTAGCGTTGGAGTTTTCAAAAAAGTTGTCATGTCTTCATATTTTGGTTCTATAGCGGATCAAGGTTATGCTAGCATCACTTCTCTTGGTGCTTTGGAAGCATGGATAACAAGCCTTTCATACAGTATACAATTGTACTTTGATTTCTCCGGATATACTGATATGGCAATTGGCTCAGCTCTTCTGTTTGGCGTTGTGCTGCCTATAAACTTCAACTCACCGTACATTGCAACAGACCTTCAAGATTTCTGGAGGCGCTGGCACATCACCCTTTCAACATGGCTCAGGAATTATGTTTATATTCCTCTTGGCGGTAACCGAAAAGGTGTTTTCCGCACATACCTAAATCTATTCCTGACATTTTTGATTGGCGGGTTCTGGCATGGAGCGGGATGGAATTTTCTTGTCTGGGGTGCACTACATGGATTTGGACTTGTTATTCACAGGTATTGGTCACAGAGTGGATTTCGCATGCCTAATGTAGTTGGTTGGTTTGTTACATTCAACTACGTAAATATTACTTGGATTTTCTTCAGAACTGAAAACTTAAATGATGCATTTAGTTTACTAACGAAAATGTTTGCAGGTTATGATTCTTTGGTTTCGGGATTTAAATTCATCCAGCCTTTTGCAGACTCCTTCTTCTATGAGGCATCAAAAGGTGGTTTCTATATGATAGCAATTTGCGCTATTGCCATAATGGCATGCTTGATTAATGCCAACTCTAACGCGTTCCTGGGAATGATTAAAGAGCAGAAGAGAGGTATTGCGTGGAATATACTTTCTCCTTGCCTGTGCGCTTTTGGGGTTTGCGTTGCTGTTTTTGCCTCATTGGGAGGAGCGGCCCCAGGTTCATTTATCTATTTTAATTTTTAAGGACGAAATGTGAACTATAAATTTAGCGTCTCTTTATTCTTTGCAATACTTGCGCTTGCCGCAGGAACGTTTATTTATGCATTCAAAATGCAGGAAGGGAAGCAGAATGTTGGTGAGTGGTGGCTAGTTAATACTTATCAGTTTAAAGAGATGGCCGCTGATAGCATAAAATCAAAAAAAATAATTGTGCTAAGCGGGTCAAACAGTCTTTTTTCTATTAATGCTGATACCATTGCATCAAAAACTGGATTTCCTGTTGTCAATCTCGCGACTCATGCAGGATTGGACTTAAACTACCATTTCTACATTCTTAAGAAGCATATGAAGAAAGGTGACATTGTGGTCATGCCTCTTGAGTATGAATACTACACCTCTAGCGGAAAGCCAACAGATTGGTTTGTAAACAATATGACCGGATGGGGTCATGATTATGTTTCCTCACTTCCTGCCTATGATTACATAAAATTTTTAATGAACGTGACACCCAAAAGAATGCTGGAAGGCTTTTCTGCGACGGATAAAGGTTATGTAGAACCTTCTAGCTCTGTATATGAGAAGTTTAAAACAGCAGACGGCTCATATAATGGCTACAGTTATAAAAGCATGGATAAATTTGGTGATATTAATTACATCACTAATGAAAAAACTGTATTTGATAATATAGAAAAAGGCAGTTTTGACTATTCATCTAACATAAGTGCAATATCAGAATATTCAGCAGAGAAGCTGAAAGATATGAAATCATTTGTCGAAGAAAATGGCGGAACATTCATTTTGACATGGCCAGTCACTATGAGAAACCCATCGTTTGACACAGACATAGCTTCCACAACAGATAACCTAACTAGGCTGAAGTCATTACTGCATGATAAAGGATTGGAGATAAAATGCTCTCCAAGTGCATCTAACTTGGGAAGGAAGTTCTTTATGGATTCTGCTTATCATACTAATGGATATGGCGCATTAATACGATCCACATTTTTAGGGGAGTGTCTTAATACAGTGCTTCATGGGAAAGGCGGGTATAACGATAATCAGAATTTCAGAGCAGTTGTATTGGAAATGGAAAGCAAAACACCATTTCATGATTAATAAAGTGCGGGGCATGGCCCCGCATTTATTATAACTTCACACCATCCAGCGAAACCTTAGTTGTACCTGCCGGTAAGTTAAAGAAATAACAGTTACCATTAGTCCCAACATACAGATTACATACTCCCACAGGAAGATTCGAAGCATTTATTGCAGTGACAGTCCTCATGACAACACTGGCTACGCTGAATGATGGTGGGAGTTTAAACGCCACGGCTCCGTCATTGTTATTTGTAGCATGCAGGCTTAGCACACCTGAGAACTCACGGCCTTTAACTTTCGGAACAGAAGTTAGCCCAAATCCACTAGAAAGCCACGCTGTGGGCATTGACTCACTTGGATCTGATAAAGTTGTGTCCGGACGGCATAACCAGCCCAAAATGCTTCTTGCCCATCCGAGTGCAAGCATCATGCTCCCGTACGGCGTAGGGTGAATGTTATCAACGACAATACTGTCACTGACTGCATATGGCGCAAGGCTTAACCACTTAGCAGTCATCGCACCATAGCCTTTCATCGTTTCCAGGTTTAGCAGACCACCAGCTGATGCTACAGACCTGATAAGCAAGGCCCTGTATGAATGAATGCTGGCATTATTTTGGGTATTCTGACCTCCACTCTGACCATTTGCCTGTGCCTCAGCCTTAGAATAAAAGGATGTTGGAAGAGCTACAATTGGTTGAGCGCCAATCCCTTTAGAATAATTGACCATTCCTTGTATGGTCGAATCAAATGATGAAAACGATGTACCGCCCTGAATATCGTTAACACCTACTTGGATTAAGCAAAGGTCATAGCCTGATCCGACAGTTTGCAACCGCGCGTACTGTTGAGCTGCCGTCTCCCCTGCTACCGCTATATTATTAATTTCAGCAATATTTATCCCAGCACTACCTAAAATCATCTGGAGATATTTTGCGTGGGAGTATTGAACATTTGCATCACTAATGCTATCACCGCAAATTATAATTTTTAACGGTTTCGAGCCTGAGAAAGATCTCCCACTAACCTTTGACATTTGTGAAACAGTGATGTTTGCATTTATACTTTCAGCACCGAAACAAACGCCAACAATGTTGCTTCTGGTGCTGTAGCTTCCAACGCTTAAGCCATTTACCAGAAGTGAAAATGAACGAGTTGATGTAACTTTTACTGATAATAAGGAATTGTTAAATAAATCCCTTTGCTGGTTCATTAATGCATAGGGCACCCCTTGCAACACAGGCGATAACCCTTCTGTACCATCTACCAGTTTAACGGATTGAGTTGAGCTATCCTGAGCAAAGTAAGCATAACCATTTGCTGTAACTACCCCAGCAAGAAACACTCCTCCCGCTGTCGATGAAATCAGAGACATCACCTCATCACCGGTAACGGCGGTGGCCGCAGCAACAGTAGGCACCCCTCCTCCAGCCATTACAATAGAATCTGATGAAGATGACACCGGTGAAACAGCAACGTTGATGTTAGATAGCTTCAAAACCTTCAAATCTGTGGTTCCGTTTATGGATGAAGGGTTCGAGAAAACTGCATCAGCGTTGGAAATTGTTGGAAGAATCTCCCCTAGGGGCGTTTGTACATTCTTGCCTATGTATGATGTAAAGCCAAAATTGATATATTGTATCTTTATCTGTCGATTTGCCTGAATGCTTGTATTAACTAATGGGCTATTTGATGCGCCGCCAGAATAGATAATATGAATAGAAACACCATCATCAGCAACAATTCTTATAGCGCTTGATAAGGGCGTGTTATCATCTCCATTTATTAAATATCTACCAGTTCCATTCTTCGTTTTAATGAGGCGAAGAACGCCCCCACCAATTGAATTTAAGTAAGTAAAGTATTTCGCAAAGGCGTCTTTATTATTAGTTGCGCTGGAAGTGTTTGTTCCGTCAAAGTCGTCCATACCACCAAAACTGAGCAGATTTTTATTATCCGAAATAATTTCAGATAAATTTCTTGCTACAGATCCAGTTGCGTCAGTTGTGCCAGTAATATTACTGGTGCCATTGCCTTTTTTTAGGTCAGACCGTAACGCAGCGTCACCTACACTTACCCATTTCCCCTTACCAATCCCACCAGTGCTATCAGGCGTAGATCCAGGGGGAACTACTTTGGGGAGCGGCCCATCCCATCTGTAGTACTCGCCGTTGCTCTCCCAGCGTAAGCACTCGTTAGCAAGGCTAATGGTGCTGCCATCTTCAAAAGAATCCTTCGTGATATAGCCATAATTCAGAATTGCCTGATTCGCATCGTAATTTATGCCCTCAATTGTACGATGCTCTTCGCCAAACCTGTCAACATAAACATGGTTTTCAGACGTAACAAATTCGTCAATTTTCCCCGCGTTAAATTTCAGGTCGCGAGGTGATTCACTTGGAACAGGGAGATTGGTTGGTTGCGTAGCCATATTGATTCCATAAAAAAACCCGGCGCAGAGGCCAGGTTGGGGTGATCGGGATGGGTCTTATTGGTAAATCAGATCGCTATACTCAGCGAGGGTTAATGCGGTACTGCCCTTTCCGTCTGGTTGCTTGGCCGTGATAGTCCACTGCCCTGCATCTAGCTCCTGTGAGGTGGCGATGACGTACCGGGAAGGTGACTGGACGTCGACACCATCAAACAGGTTGAGCTCAATGTTAGGGATGGCAGCGGTAAATCCGAACGCGGTATCAGAACGCGGAGACGCCGGGTATCGCGCTGTGGTGGCGCCGTACGAATCCGTGACCTGCACAAACATAGTTCCGGAGAAGTTGATGCGTTCACTCGTCTCGAAGTCGTTTCCGACCCGCGATACGATATAACCGGCCTGCTGGTTGGTGTCGTATGTATCCGGCACCTGAACCATATCGCCAATGTTTACCCACTCTCCGTCAGCCATTGCCGTTACCTGCATGGTCATGCGGGAGTAGATAAGCCGCCTGCATTCCCTGAGCGCGCGCTCCGCCGCCTGGAACCTGTTCCTGACGTACAGCATTTCGAACTTTTTCGCCTTGGCAGGCGTTCCTTCAATGATGGAGTTACCGGATATCCGGTAGCGGACAAAGTCCTGCTTATTGGTGTCCGGGTTGCGATACTGCACTTCAACTCCGTCATAGCCGCCAGGAAGCGTCATGTCGTAGGAGAGCGAGTAACCATCTGGTTTGGTATTCGAACGGTTGAATATCGTGGCTGCAGATGTCTTTTTGCTGTCTCTGGTGAATGACAGCACGCCGTTATCGTCGTAAACCGAGACGCTGGCAGCGTCACAGATAGTCTCCATGCGCGAACCGAGCGACACATCCTCATCGTCAAAGGTGTAATCGAAATACCCGAGACGCGGGTCGATAGCGTCGATTTCAGCCTGTATCTGGTACAGGCCATAAATATCAATGCTCGACTCCGGCTGCTTCCCGACGACCAGCCAGTTAAATAGCGCAATGTCAGCGAATTTACGCGATGGTCTGAGCGTGTAGTCGACCTGCTGCGTCGTCATGTTGTAGCTGATGACATGGCGGGTGATCAGCGCGTTGTACTTCCGGTCTCGCCCGCTTGAGGCGTTCTCAGTGGCGCGAACCTTCACCATTACCAGTGAGTCTTCAGCGTGTACGACGTTCGTTCTGACGTTTACCGCATGAATCTCTTCGACCTGCAGTTTGCTCGCGTCGCTGCTGTTATCGGTCCTCTTAAAGGTAATCGCATAGCGCCCAAACCCGCCCGCCGGGGTGAGTTTGTCAGTCCTGTTAAACGTCTCCGACATGTAGTCGTGCGGCGTTGTCTGCCGGTATGTAAACGTCTGCTCAGTTCCGGGTATCAGGTTGTTGTCATTGTCGACCTTCCAGATATTGACCACCCAGTTCGTTTCGCTGTTACCGCCGAGACCGGAGTTAGTATGCAGCCACAGCTGGCTAGACGGTATCGGCGAGAAGAACGGACCGACGATCAGCGCGGCGTTATCGTTCAGAATGAACTTCGTCGTGTTGATAGTCGCATCCTGAATCGGAATGGATGGGCCATTCAGGTTGTCGAAAGTGAACGTGTAGTAATATTTCGGGTTAACAACGGCGCCGTCGTTAGTCTCGGCAAAACTGATGAGACGCCCGGAAAGCGTAACGTCTTCTGTACGCGTGCCGCCGGTGATCGGATACGTCACGTTAATGGTGAACGTTACCGGGTGCGGAAAAGTCAAATCGGCGAAGTAGTCGAAGTCAGCCTGTTTAAGGATTTTCATCGCTATCTGGCCGCCAGCATAAACGCCACTGATGACAGTGTTTGCCGTCGCCGTCTCGATCGGGAAATCGCCACTTTCATTCAGGCCTGGCACTTCCTGCCCGTCGACGTCGTCGAACTGATATCCCTCATTCACCACCGGTATGACATCACCTGGCTGGTAAATGGTGTAGCTAGCACCGGCCATAGAACCAAGATTCGACTCCGAGAAACGAACAGACGTTACATCGTACTTCCCCAGGCCAAACACCATCAGCTCAGTGATGTATTTCAGGTTGCTGATGTATTCGAATAGCGATTCCTGAGCCAGATCCGGGAAAGAGCGAATCTGGCCGAAATTGTCCGGCTTGGCCTCGCCATTGCGCGCTATGTTAGTCTGCCCCTTCAGGCTGTTATTAGGTGAGGTCTTGCTGTTTCCGGCACCGGCATTCGTGTTTGGCTTCGGCATCAGCGAAGACAACACCTTTTGGGTGAACTTGATTGGATTCAGGTGCTCGAGAGGGTTTAACAACGTGCCGACAAGACCGCCGCTCTTCGGCTGGTCGAAAATGATTACCCGGTCGTCGTCCTGAAGTGAAAACTCCAGCTCATCATCGGGCTGCAGCTCTTTGCCGTTAACGTTGATGCGAATGTCGCGGTGAAAGCTTTCCTGCTCAAGCCACTCGGAAAATGCCGTGCCGGCTTTAACTACCGCCCGGTCCTTCGGCATCCCCGGAACGCGCTGAATCTCGATTACCGGCATAGGTGTAAAACTCCACTCTGGTGAATAGCTTCTGAATTGTCCTGATGGCGTCAAGCCGGACGTGTCCATTTTCCCCTCGACTGTGCAGCGCGCGCCCGTCAACAATCAGGCCGACATGCACCGGCTGACTGCCAACCCAGGCGACGAATATCACGTCTTCGGTGAATGTTTCGGCACGCTGCCAGAACACGACATCCGCGTCATAGCACGTCATGAAGTCGCGCCCGGATTCGTAATCCACAGTCTGGTGAATCTCGATCCCCAGAACGTGGCGGTAATAGAGGACCACCAGGCCCCAGCAGTCAGCAGCGTCAAAGCTGCATGCACGGTTACCCCATGGGATGCCCTCAACCCGCGAGATGAAGTCGTCTTTAAGCATTCTGGAGCCCCGGATATTCCTCGACGGTGTACAGCCGCCCGACGTTACGATTAAGCGGGTTCACGCGCGTCAGGCTGCAGGTCACGTCCTTGTCGTCCATCGAGCAGTCACTGACGTAGAGCGTCCACGACTTGATGGCCGTGGACATGTCAGCTGCGTCAAACTGCTGATACGTCGCCGAGATAGGCGTGATGCGCGAGTAGGCTTTCCACTGCTTGAGTTGCTGCTTGAAGTCCTGCGCCAGGCGGCCAAATTTGACTGTGCTGTCAAGGATCGGCGTGTTGCTTTGCTGGCTTTCGGTTAACTCCATTCTGCATGGTGTGTAGACCTGACCGCCGAGCGTTTTTGGGAAAATCTGGTTGTTAACGAGCCTGATATAGCCAAAGACCGGGCTGTAAAACGTGATTGTTTCATACAGGATTCGGTTTGGCCTTCGGCTCTGAAATTCTCTGAGCGTAGGCATTAAGGCACCTTAGGTAAACTCTCCGGGTCGCGCCCGTCAGGATAGCCCGTGACAATGATGTCCAGCCGGGAGGCCCACGGTGGAGGCAGTTCAACGATAATGTCGTCAAACTCGTCATCTGAGTTAACCAGC